AATGCAGCCACCTGGTCCCCAAACAGCAGATCGAACAATACGCCATGAGCGCGGCAAGGTGGATCCAATGCGAGCAGGCAATCTCCGAATACGGGTTGCTGGCAAAGCACCCTACGACCGGCGCTCCGATTGCTTCCCCTTACGTCAGCATGGCTCAGTCATTCTCAAAACAGACCTACAGCTTATGGGCGCAGATCTTCGCCATCGTACGAGAGAACAGCCTGACTGACTGCTCGAACTTCACTCCCCAAGACGATTTAATGGAGCGGCTTTTGACCGCCCGGAAAGGAAAATGATATGGAAACTAAATTCTTAACAGCAGAAAGCGTATGCGCGGGCCACCCGGACAAGCTCTGCGACCTGATCGCCGACAGCGTCCTGGACGCATGCCTTCGCAAAGACCGTGCTTCCAGGGTTGCCTGCGAGGTCATGGCCACCCTGGGAAAGATTATCGTGGCGGGCGAAATCACCTGTAGCGGTAAGGTCGATATCAAGAGGATCGTTCGTTACACCTTGCAGGAGGTGGGCTACGACCCTAAAAAATTCCGCATCATGGTTTTAGTCCACAAACAGAGCCAGGACATCGCCGATGGTGTGGACAATGCCCTGGAATCCAGAAATGGCGACAACTCCTGGTACAGCACCTTAGGTGCTGGTGATCAGGGTACCATGTACGGCTACGCCACCGATGAGACCAGGGACATGCTGCCCCTCCCGGTCGTTCTGGCAAACAAGATCACCAAGCGAATCGACGAGACCAGACATGACGGACTCATCAAAGGGATCAAGCCCGACGGCAAAGCTCAGGTCACCATCGAATATCAGGATGGGAAACCCGCCAGGGTAAAAACCATTATTGTCTCCGTCCAACATGATGCTTCAAAGTCCCTGGATGAACTGTCTAAGGATATCTACAGCCATGTCCTCTGGAAGTGCTTTGAGGACTTCCCCTTTGATGAGGAGACCGAAGTTCTGATCAATCCCTCGGGACGGTTTGTTGAAGGCGGTCCGGCGGCGGATACGGGTCTCACCGGCAGAAAACTCATGGTCGACACCTACGGCGGGCTTGCCGCGCATGGCGGCGGCGCCTTCTGCGGGAAAGACCCGACCAAAGTCGACCGCTCTGCGGCTTACATGGCACGAAGCATCGCCAAGCACATCGTATGGTGCGGCTTTGCGAAAAGATGCCAGGTCAACATCGCCTATGCCATCGGGAAAGCGGATCCGGTATCCGTGAACATCGAAACCTTCGGCACCGGCAAGGTCGCTGATGAGACCTTAAGAAAAGCGGTCATGGAAGTCTGGTGCCTACGCCCGGCAGCCATCATCGAACTACTGAACCTCCGATTCCCCAGGTATTCGGAAACAGCCGTCTACGGCCATTTCTCATCCTGCCTGTACCCATGGGAGAGCGTCGGCAAGTACACGGAACTGAAAGAGGCGGTGAAAAAGCATGAGCAAGACAACCAGTGATATGAAGCTGGTTCCGATTCAGGAACTGGTACCCTATGTGAATAACGCAAGGACCCACTCTCCCGCTCAGATCACGAAGCTGCGCTCAAGCCTTCGGGAGTTCGGCTTCGTCAATCCCATCATCGTGGACAGGGACTTCAGCGTGATCGCAGGCCACGGGCGGCTCATTGCCGCCAAGGAGGAAGGCTTCACTGAAGTGCCATGCGTCTTCGTCGACCACTTGACCGAAGCCCAGAAGAAAGCCTATATCATCGCCGACAACCGCTACGCTGAGGATGCTGGGTGGGATGAGGAACTCTTGCGACTGGAGATCGAAAGCCTCCAGGGCATGGAGTTCGATGTGGGACTGCTCGGCTTTGAGCCGGCCGAACTCAATAAACTCATGACTGATGAGGATGGGATCGAAGAGGACGACTTCGATGTCGATGCCGAGCTTCAAAAGCCGGCCATCACCAAGTCAGGGGATGTCTGGCTTCTTGGAAGGCATCGGCTGGTTTGCGGGGACAGCACGAAACCCGAAACCTACAAAGCACTGATGGATGGGAAGAAAGCCAACCTGGTGGTCACGGACCCTCCCTACAATGTCAACTACGAAGGATCCGCCGGGAAAATCAAAAACGACAACATGGGCAATGAAGCGTTCTACTCCTTCCTCTTCGATGCGTTCAAGAACATCGAGGAGGCAATGGCGCAGGACGCTTCCATTTATGTGTTCCATGCCGACACCGAGGGGCTGAACTTCAGAAAGGCGTTCACAGATGCGGGCTTCTACCTCTCCGGGACGTGTATATGGAAAAAGCAGAGTCTCGTGCTCGGCCGTTCCCCTTACCAGTGGCAGCATGAACCGGTGCTCTTCGGCTGGAAGAAAAAAGGCAAGCACGTGTGGTATTCGGACCGCAAGCAGTCGACCATCTGGGAATATGACAAGCCCAGGAAGAACGGCGACCACCCTACGATGAAGCCCGTTGCTCTGGTGGCTTACCCCATCACCAACTCCAGTATGTCAGGATGCATCGTTCTGGATCCCTTCGGCGGTTCGGGTTCGACCCTTATCGCCAGCGAGCAGACGGAACGAATCTGCCACACCATTGAACTTGATGAAAAATTCTGTGATGTCATCGTCAAACGCTACATCGAACAGGTCGGCTCGGAGGACGGTGTGTTCCTGCATCGGGAAGACCACAATTACAAGTACAGTGAAATCACAAAGGAGGCTTCGGATGGAGAATAAACTGACTCTGGGAAGCCTCTTCGACGGCAGCGGAGGCTTTCCCCTGGGCGGCTTGCTAAACGGAATCACACCAGTGTGGGCAAGCGAAATCGAACCATTCCCCATTCGTGTGACTTCAAAGCGAATCCCCGCCATGAAACACTACGGCAACATCTGCGACATCAACGGAGCGGATATCGAACCGGTGGACATCATAACATTTGGCTCCCCATGCACTGACATGTCGGTAGCCGGGCGAAGAGCCGGACTGGACGGAAAACAATCCGTCCTTTTTTATGAGGCGATCCGCATCACTAAGGAAATGAGGTGCAAGACCAATGGAGCATATCCAAGATTCATCGTCTGGGAAAACGTCCCGGGCGCATTCTCTTCAAACAAAGGCGAAGACTTCAGGGCAGTCCTCGAAGCGATCATCGGCATCGCCCGGCCGGAGACCGAGGTGCCTGCGCCTGAAAAAGGCAGATGGCCCTACGCAGACTGCTATGTGGGAGACGGATGGAGCGTTGCTTACCGAACTGTCGACGCTCAATACTTCGGAGTCCCCCAACGGCGCCGTCGCATCTACCTTGTCGCAGATTTTGGAAGCGAACGTGCCTCAGAAATTCTATTTGAGCGCGAAAGCCTGTCAAGGGATTTTAAGGCGGGCATCGACCCGCGGCAAGGAGCTTCCCCCGATGCTCCGGCAAGCCCTGGAGCATCAGGCATCGTGCTGAACGACCAGGGCGGCTCTTCCATCGGGTGCAGCCATGACACGGCGGCAACCTTGAGGGCTGAGTCGCACGGACATCCGCCCTGCGTCTTGCAGTCGAGCGGATTCTGCACAGAGCACAGCGCAAAGAGCCGTGGCGTCGGCTACGAGGAAGAAAAAAGCCCTACGATCAGGGCTGGGATTGTCCCCGGAACTGTCATCTCCTTTGAACCGGGAGCCTCCTCCCGTGTCGGCGGGCATTGCCTGGAAGGCCGGTGCGGAACCCTGAGGGCTGCCATGGGCGACAACCAGATGGCGGTGGCGATAGAGAACCACCCAACAGACAGCAGGGTCAGGATCGATGAAAGCGGGACAGTCCAGACATTGACATCACGAATGGGGACCGGCGGAATGAACGTCCCCCTGGTCATGGGTGAGCGGCTACACGGTCTTCCGGTTACTGAGAACCTCGCCCAGACCCTGATGGGTACCGACTACAAGGGCGTTCAATGCGTTTGCGAACCGGCCCCGAAGACCCTGAAGATCCGCTCGGGCTGCGAGGGCGGCGGCAAAGGTGCGCTCGTGCAGGAGGACATGTCAGCCACACTCGGCTGCAACAACGACCAAACCCTCTTTGTCCCGACCGTATTTGGCATCTGTTCTGATAAAAGCAACGCCATGCTTTCGGAGAACCCTTGCAGCGGCATCTATTTGGCCGAGACTTCAAGGACCATCGACAAGAACGGCGGCAACCCTTCCTGCAACCAGGGCGGCATGGCGGTGGTAGCGCTTCAAGGCAGCATCATCGGCAGGGACGATTCGAACGGTCCGCAGGGCAACGGGATCAATGAAGAAGTGAGTTTCACCCTTAACACCATTGACCGTCATGCAGTCGCCTACGGTTTGGACAGGGCATCCTTCAACCAGGGAAAGAACGCGCAATATAACTTTTCTGTTGAAGAGGAGCAAGCCCAGACCATCGTGGCAAAAGGTCCGGGAGTGGTAGCCCAGCCTGCTTCCTTCTATCCCCAGAAGAAAGCCGAAAGCCAGTGCTATCGGGAGTACGGTAAATCAAACACCCTGGTCAACGGAACGAACC